ATATGCCGATTGATGATGTTCGGGCGTTTGGAGAGGCTATGTTCCTTCTCTTGGGCGGCACCGGAGTGGGCTACTCAGTCCAAAAACACCACGTTGAGCAACTCCCCGCTATCCTAAAGCCAAGTGGCAAGCGCACTTATCGTTATCTTGTCTCTGACTCCATTGAGGGTTGGGCTGATGCTGTCAAAGCCCTTATCGGATCATATTTTAAAGGCACATCCAAGCTCCGTTTCGACTTCTCTGATATCCGACCAAAAGGTGCTCGTTTAGTGACATCCGGCGGTAAAGCACCCGGACCACAACCTCTTCGTGAGTGTCTTGTGAAGCTACGCGGCGTATTGGACACAAAAGAGAACGGCGACAAACTAAGCCCTATTGAGGTCCATGATATGGTCTGCTATATCGCAGATGCAGTCCTCGCAGGTGGAATCCGTCGAGCAGCACTTATCTCCCTATTCTCAGCAGACGACGATGAGATGATTTCCGCAAAAGCCGGAAACTGGTGGGAAGTTAATCCACAACGAGGCCGAGCAAACAATAGTGTCGTCCTTATGCGTCACATTATAACTAAAGACTTCTTTATGGACCTTTGGGACCGTGTGAAAGCAAGTGGAGCAGGAGAGCCCGGTTTTTACTTTACGTTTGACAAAGACTGGGGCACGAACCCTTGCTGTGAAATCGCACTCCGTCCATACCAGTTCTGTAACTTAACAGAGGTCAATGTCTCGAACGTGGACACTCAAGAAGAATATGAAGCACGAGTCAAGGCAGCAGCGTTCATTGGAACCCTACAAGCCTCATACACAGACTTTCACTACCTTCGTCCAGTATGGCAGCGTAATACAGAGAAAGACTCTCTTATCGGTGTCTCAATGACTGGTATCGCTTCTGGGAATGTCCTAAAGCTCGATATGAAGGCAGGGGCAAAGGTTGTTAAAGAAGAGAACAAACGTGTTGCCGAACTTCTTGGAATCAACCCCGCAGCCCGCACAACTTGTGTCAAACCAGCCGGAACCACGTCTTTGACGCTTGGAACCTCATCAGGTATTCACGCTTGGCACAACGATTATTACATTCGTCGTATCCGAGTAGGTAAAAACGAAGCCATTTATCAGTATCTTTTGGAGAACCATCCAGAGTTGGTCGAAGACGAGTTCTTCCGCCCACACGATACAGCAGTGATCTCCGCACCACAGAAGGCACCAGAGGGGTCCATAACACGCTCAGAAACAGCCTTAGAACTCCTCAATCGAGTTAAGAAGGTCAGCACAGAGTGGGTTAAGGGCGGTCACTGGAAAGGCCAAAATACTCACAATGTCAGTGCAACCGTCACCATCAAGGAAGACGAGTGGGACGCGGTTGGCGAGTGGATGTGGGAGAACCGTGCGACTTATAATGGACTTTCTGTCCTTCCGCACTCCGACCACTCTTACAAGCAAGCACCGTTTGAAGACTGTGATGAAGAAACATACAACGAGATGTTGAAGTCACTGTTATCTGTGGATCTTACTAACATTGTTGAGATGCAAGATGACACAGATCTTCAAGGTGAGTTGGCTTGTGCTGGCGGCGCTTGCGAAATCAAATAATCGCTTGACACAGGCCCGCTTAGGTGTTATAATATAAAGGTGAGGTGAGTTATGAAATTTAACCACTTAGTGTCAAAGTTCGAGATGATGAGAAAGTGCAAAGGGGAGAAGCAACATTACTTCGTCCCCAGTGGCCACATCGAAGCTTCGATAGGCCACGTTGCAGTCAGGTTTGAGTGCAAAAACTGTGGAAATCAAGCAACTTCATTTTTGACTTTTGGCGAGTTCAAAACAAATGAAAGAATTATTAGAGATTATGTGCATGGAGGCAATAAATGAGATTAGATCCTAAAAACAACTGGATTGAAGTTGAATTATCTTTCGATAAGAAAGAGGAGCAGGAGAGTTTGATTGCCCTGCCAGAAGATTATAAACCTGTGGAAAAGCCATATAAGGCTGTCTCGATGAAGAGCGACCCACAGGGTGATTATAAATTTGGTGATATACTCGTTGTTCCAACGCATGTCATTCGCGAAATCGAAGTTCGAGACAACAAATTCTATCTTGTCGAGCGCGGCCATGTTATGGCAGTCGTAGAACCAGAATGAGCGACCCAAATGCGTATAGAACCAAGAGAGAATGGATCTCAGCAACAGTGCCCTCATCAGAGCCTTTCCCAAGAGAAAAGGTAGATCACCCAGACCACTATGGTGGAGAAGAGAACCCTTACGAAGCTATTAAGATTATCGAGGCTTGGGATCTTAACTTTCACTTGGGAAATGTGGTCAAGTATGTATCAAGGGCCGGAAAGAAAAATAAAGATACGATTGAAGATTTGAAGAAAGCACGGTGGTATATCGACCGCCATATTCAGAACTTGGAGCAGAAATGAAAGATGATACCAAAAGGAGTATAGATGTCTATGGAGACGGAATTGGCCGCGTTGACCTCGTGGACCACATGGGTGACGATCTCACTATCGTTAATAGTGCCCGCGTTAGCTTTGGCAAGCACAAGGAAGAGTTAGATGAAAAAGATGAAAGACTTATTAACTACTTGGTTAAGCACAAGCACACCTCTACGTTTGAGCACAACGTTGTTACTTTACGTTTTGTGGTTCCTTTATTTGTTCGGAGCCAGCATCACCGTCATCGGACTTGGAGTTATAATGAAATTAGTCGTCGCTACACTGATATAAACATTCAGTTCTATCAGCCAAGTGAATTTCGGACACAGCATGAGAGTAACAGGCAGGCATCAAACGAGAACGAGTTAATTGACCCAGTTATGCTCGCCTTTGAAGATGGAGGGCGACTTCCGGCCTCCTCTTTGATCAAACGACACCATGAGCAGAGTTTTAAATTGTTTGAGGATCTGATTGAAGCTGGGGTTTGTAGAGAACAGGCCCGAGGTGTGCTCCCACAGAATATGTATACTGAATACTATGGCACTGTCAACCTAAACAATCTTCTAAAGTTTATTGGACTCCGCACACACGAAGGTGCCCAATGGGAGATTCAGAAGGTCGCAGAGGCTTGCTTAGACATCGTAGAAGACCTGTGGCCGGTTGCTGTTGGAGCTTATCGGAAAGCCAAAAAGTGAGCTTAGACAAATTGGTATCCAAAATCAGGTCATACACACCATTTGTGACACCAGAATATGAACTGTATGTAGTAAATGGCCTATATTGCAGATTCGGGGCTAATACTCTTAGGAAATATAAGTTCAGGTTCCCAGAGGATGTTGATGAAGATGCCGTTAAGCTTGTTTATAGAACAACATATTCCAACCAGCTTCATTATTGGGATTATACCAACAACTATCCCGGCCACGTCAGAGAAGATAGCGATGTTCGCCCAATGACCAAAGATCAGGAGACAGTTTTGACCAAGATTCTGAAAGATTTTATTGAAAGTGACGATAAGAAATGAGTAACAAAGGTGCTATTGCAAAATTAAGACGAGACAAAGAGGCAACTTTTGAACAATATTTGCGATGTATAAAAATTATAAGTGACGAAGCTGAGAAACTGGCGAAACGCTCTACGGAACACCACAGAGAAATGTCTATCACGGATGGATACGAGTATTATTCTGCCAATGAGAACAAGATAGAGCAAGAAGCCACAAGCCTTAGATTTTTATCATATAAACTAGCCACACAGTGCGACATGATTAGGGAACTCGAAGGTTTCGATACTAGTTTCATTAAAATAGAAGAGGAAGAAGAAATAATGAAGAAAAAAAGTTTAATCAAGACACGCAAGAAGAAGTTGCCACCGAAACAAGTCTACTCCCCCACGAGTAAAAAGTAATGTGGGAACTGTGGCAATGGGATGGTAGGCACATCAAAGGCAAAAAACTAAAAAGATCTAAAACTAAACAAACTGTTATGAACCATGCTAAAAAGCATATGGAATATGATAGGATTGTAAAGGGAAACAAGAAAGGTGAGTTTTTCTTTGAAGACAAAGAAGGCCGACCCGTAGGTATGTTGATAGAGAGGCAAGATGCGAAAGAGACTAAGAAATGAGTTGTTGGCACTCACGCTAGCTAGAGAAATTACAAAACTGGTTACAGGAGCAGTAATTGCAGTAACCATAACACTTTTAGTGTTTAAATATTTTATTTGGAGTTAAGATGTTTGGAGAAAGAGCAGTTTTTAAAATGTATGTAAAGGATGGGTGTCCTTATTGTGATAAGGCACGCGATTTTGTTTTGCACGAAATGCAAATGTCGCTTCACACCATAGATATTACAAGAGACCCTCACATGCGAGACATGATTATTGAGGATACTGGCCACGAGACACTTCCAGCCATCTTTATCGGCGGTGTGTTTGTCGGCGGCTGCGATGATGTGATGGAGTCTTATAAGTCTGGAGATCTAGAATTAATGGCTCTTCGCGAAGAGAACGCAATTCTTAAGGGTGTCATCAACAGCATCAGGAAGAGTGTAAATTGAAAAGCCCACTCGCCAAAGCGATCATAGGCGGAGCAACCATAAGTTTTGTTCCATCTATAATCGTTGGCTGGTTGGCCAACACTTTCCCGAGTATTGCACCAAAAGAGCTACAGACTGTATCTGACTTCTTTGGTTCGGGTATTGGCCCGCTACAACTAATGGTTTTCGCCATTATTGTGTTCGTTATTCCGCCAATAGAGGAAATACTGTTTAGAGGCTGGTTGTGGAAGATGTGCAGGTGGAAGATAAGCCCCTATTGGACGTGGATTATTACTTCGCTTATTTTCGCAGCAGTTCACCTTGAGCCGCTACATGTTTTAGGGCTACTTCCGCTTAGTTTTTTCTTGGGTTGGTTACGAAAAGAAACCGGCGGTATTGAGTATTCTACGATCGCACACATTACAAATAACGCTGTGGCTTGTCTATTGATGATTATTTA